TTGTTACTTCGATGCCCTGTATTCTTCCATTTACAATTATAGCATTTGCAACTGCACCAGTTCCGTCTCCAGTAATTGTTACTGTTGGTGCTGTTGTGTATCCATTTCCAGCGTTTGTAACTTGAATTTCAGAAATGCCTGTAAATGATTCTGGTACTTCTTCGAATAAAACTGTTCTTATTGCACCATTATTATCATAGATTCTAAACTCAGAAGAAGTTAATTTATTTGTTGTTGTGCCACGGTGTAACAAAGAATTGAAATTAATTGTGTATGTGGTTGAGTCACCCAAAGAAGGCTCAAATCTTTTTTGCAATCTCAATACTGTTTCAGAACCAGTAATTGCATTTAAATCAACACCATCAATGTAATCTTGTAATTTAGATAACACAAATGTTGAATCAAATTTATTTAAATTGGTATCTCTATACACCAACACAGCATTTCTAATTGAAGTTTTTATTGCTTCTGGTGTTGATGATGTTTTCTTTTTATCATATTCAACATAGTTATCAACAAGTAAATACAAATACTCAGGATTTCTAATCTCTGCACTAACGGCAACAATTGCTTTTGGTGAAATAATTTCATCAATGATTCTTTGTTTCTCCGTTTCGGAGATGAAATAATTTTCTTTTGGTTTTAATGAAATATAAACTTTACCATATGTTGGTGGGTTTTCTTCTTCACCACCCCAAACAGATAAAGAATCAATACTAGGATAATTTTTCTTCAGATATGATTCATAATCTTTAACAGTCACTAATCTGTTTTGTGTAGTAAACTGTGCAGCTGCACCAAACTTAATATCATCAACAGATTCTCTTACTGCACCGCCTGCAGCTGGAGACACCGGATCAATAACAAAATTTGTAATCGATTCTGCTAAAGAATCTGAAATACCAGAAGTTGCAACATAGTTATTTGCTTTGTTTGCAGCCGTTCCGTTTGTTCTTAAATAAGTGACATTGACTATTGCACCATCAGGTAATGATTTACCAACTGCATCGTTGCCAAAGTAAATTTGATATTTACCAGATTTGTTTTCTTGTAGATAATAAACTTCTGAACTGACACCAACATCTAAAATATCAGAAACTAAATTGTAAACTGTGAGTTGAGTATTTCCAGAAGATGGCGCAACTTGAACTTTAATAGTTGTTGTATCAATGTTTGCATCAGGCAAAGTAAATACTTGTTTTGGATTTGATGCAGAGTTGTGTGTAAATCTATAAGTGGTTAATTGACCTTCATAGATTTCTAAATTTTGAAAATAGTAAGTTGAATTTGCTTTAGTTACAGTTGTATCTTCTAATACAACAAAGTTATATGGTTTACTATCAATTTGATTTGATAAGAAACCAAATCCAGCTGGTAATGTTAATGTTCCACTTGTTGATGTTGCTGAGTTTGCCGTAAAATTAATTGTTGCAACGGATGCTCTTGTTGAATGTGGTGTATAACCTAAAGTCTTAGCATGAGAGATGACAGAATCTCTTAATATAGCAGTATCTAAAAATGATTCATTAGCAACCATGTTTAGATAGTAGGCATTGTAATGGGTATTGTAAGCAAGAATATCCAATAGAATATTCAGACCAGAACCTTCAAAGTCATAGTCTGTAAATTCAGATTGTTGGTTTAAAAATGCTTTTAAATTATTCTTGATTGTATCAAAATCAAGTTCGGTAACTCGTAAACGGTCTGCCATATTATCTAATCCGTTCTAGGAAAAAATTAATTGTGATTGGGTCTACACTATTAATAACAAAGAATTCAAGTCTTAGTTTATACCCATTATTGTCTGGATCGGCAATTGCATTAATTTGATTTACTTGGGCTCTTGGCTCAAAGTTTTCAATTGTCTCTACAACTGCTCTTTCTAATTGTGCTGCTATGATTGTGTCAATATTCTCAAACAAAAGTCTGCGAATACTACTGCCAATTTGTGGTCTAAATGGTCTTTCGTAATGATTGGTAAGAATCAAATTTTTAACTGAATTGATAATAGCATACTCATTCTTGTGAGTATTGATATCTTTACGGACTGGATGAATGGTAAAATTTAAATCCAAGTCTTTAAAACTACGGGATGATTGTATATCTACTTGAGCCATGTTCTATTTATTCAACTTATTGTGTAGAAGTTGGAGTTCCTGTATTGCCACCCTGAGGATCAGAATGTGAATGACCATTGTAAATTGCCCTGTCAGAAGACATATTTCTTGTGGCATCACTAATTTCTTGTGAAGAATGTATATTGCCATACACATTTAAATCACCATTTAGATTGAATGTTGGCGCAGTAGCATTTACTGTACCACCAACTGTTACATCCACTTGTCCACCAATTGTACCAGTAATATTACCATCAACTTTTAATTGTGTATCACCCTTAACATATACTTCTGCATTTCCTTGAACCGTGATATTACATTTACCCATAATGTAAACATTGTCATCTTTCATCACAATAGAGTAATTATCTTTAGTGATTTTTTCTACTCTAGTTCCGTCAGGAAACCATTCAATAAAACTACCATTTCTGTGAGAAATATGAACTCTTTCGGCACCTGGAGTATCATCAAATTCTAGTAAATGTCCCGACTCTGTATCCATAACATTGTTATATGGATACTTTGTATCGTAAGAAGTTTCTGGTTCATTCCATGTTGAACTTACAGTAGGAACATTTTTAACTACATTGTCAAATCTTTCTTGCATAAATGTTTTTGAAATTGTGTCAATATCATTTCTTGCAATTCTTGATGTTGATGGTTCGTCTAAAAATTTAGGATAAGAATCTGCTTGAGGTTTCTCTGTTATTGAAATACCAGTTCCATCTGTATTATAAGTTTTAGATTCGGGTGTTCTTGGAGAATTCTTTAAAGCAGCACCATCTCTAGGATCAGAAAATGCTTTTTGGCCATCAGCAGATTTTAATGCTATGCCTGGAAGTATTCCCATAACAATTGGTTCTTGTGCATTTTCACCATCAGAAAAGAATCCAACAACCATATCACCTTCTCTCGGTGCATATACATTAATATTGTTAGTTGGAAGCATTGGTGTTGCCCAAGGCAAATCATTAGTTGGCAAATTCATCTTATCGTCTGGATGCCAACCAACGGCTCGAACTTTCAAACGACCCATCTTTAATGGATCATTTCTGTCTTCTATTATTCCAACCCACCAGATAAAACCATCTTTACCAGCAAAGTTTTTTGTATCTTCCATATTATGTGTATGCTAAAATTGCGTTTGTTTGTTCTGGATTGCTTGATGGTATGAATTCATTATTTGTAGAAGTGGATGCTACTTCGATAACAGTTTCGTGTTTATCAAATCCAATAATGTGTCTAGTTGCAACAATTAAATATTTACCACTAACACTTGGATCATCATTATCATCACCATTTTCTTTAATGCCTTGAGATGGTGCCATTACATTCACATTGAATCCGGAAGTCAATTGAAAGTTTCCTGGCATAGCAATTTTTAATCTTTTTGCCATTAAATTCGAAAGGATTGATTGTCTTTGAAATAAGTAATCTTCAATGTTATCAACTTTTGAAATTGCTGTTGGATCATTTTTTTTAATGTAGTTACTTAATTTTTGAGCTGCACCAAAAATGCTTACTGATTTTTTAGAATCAAATGCTTGTGTATTTGGTTTACCATCTCTGTCAAAAATTTCTGAAAAATCTGGATTCTCATTGGCATTTTTCATTGTTGTATAAACATCACCAAAACTAATTTCTTTCTTGGCAATCTGTCTTGTGATTGGATCAAAACCTAAAAATTGACCAGCATTTACACCATCTCTTTGTTTTTTGAAACTGTCTGACTGTGAAACAACTTCAAATGCTCTTGCGCTACTAATCTCACTAAATGGATTACCTTGTTTTGTATTTTTTGGTTCAAACTTAATATCCAATAAATCTTCTTGTGTTAATAAAGTTGATAGTGATGCAAAATTATATCCAACAATATTTTGAAAGAACATAAAATTTGGTGCTTGATTAATATCAACAGCTCTTTTTGCAATCCACTCAATTGCCTCTAATGGTCTTAAATTTGGAATTGGAAAGTCTCTAATGCCACATGAGTTCTCATAAACACCACCAGATTCACCTGCGGGTATCTTCAAATAATTTTCCATTATCTTTTGCACCGCATACGAATAAGTGCCACTATAACTTTGATTGATTTTCTGTCTGTCGGAATAAGTCAATTCGTCTGAAACAAAATGTAAGACATACATTTCACCTGAAGAACCTTCTGCTTTTCTGTCGGACTGTTTTATGATTCTAAATGCTTTTTTGAAATTTGCAACATCAGAATTTGGATCTTTTGAAATATCAATTAGTATTGATTCTGAGCCGTCAAATAACAGTTTACCAGAAAGACCTTGAGCATCTTTAATCAGTATTTTTCCATTCATTACAGGCAAAAACAAAGAATCAAAAATATTTAATTCTTCAAAAATATTTGATATGTCAATGTTTCCATTTTTTGTTACAATGGCCAATTCATTAATCGAAAACTGCGTTGACTTTTTTACTTCAAATGTCATAATTTAATTACTCGTTTAAATTCTTTTTCAACATCAGGAACAAAATCTTTTTTCAACAACTTAATTGTTCTTTTATTTTCATTAGTTTTCATCTCATAATCATAGTATGTTTGTTTTTCTTTTGTTATTGTTTCAACTGTTGTTGAACCATCAGCAAGTGTATATGTTGCTGAAGATGCTATTACATTTGCATAAGTGTTAGCATCAACTTCAATTTTTTCTTCTATTGTTGTTCCCTGAGGAGTTGTATCAGAGGTAACTCTTGTGATAATTTTAAAATAAGATTTGACATTATTTACACTCATTGACCAAGCAAGTCCAGTTTGAACTGTTGTGTTGGCAGCACCATTTGCAGTATATTTTGCATCAACAAAATCAATGAATGTTTTGTATGGCATTGGCCAATCAAATTGTGGGTCAATAATATCATTGAACAATAAAACAATCCAATGTCTTTCTGGATTGCCATAATATTTTCCAGCAATTATTTCTGGTGTGTCAGATTCTTGTATATTATACTCATAGAAAGCGGAACTATTTTCTTTAAGTTTAGATTCAAAACCAAATCTTGCAATAATATTGGTTACAGTATCTAATCCACCAGTGTTATTATTTGCAGAGTATAGTGTTTTTGGAAAGTAATTAAAAAATTTTGCCATTATTATACCTTAGCTTGCGTACCAGAGCTTCTATCGTTTCTAAAATCTGCTTTTGTGAGATATGTAGTTTCTTGGAATTGAAGTGTTACTTGAATTGCAACTGGCATACCTGTTCTACCTAAAGAAGCAACATTTTCACCTGGAACTTCATAAGCGGTAAATCCATTTGGTGCATAGTTGACATCCATCGAAGTCAATACACAAGTAGAGATTGGTGGAATGTTTGGATTTTGAGCACCAGCATAATAGAATTTAATATCAAACTCTGATGGTGGAACTAAAAATCCCTGTGCATCTTGTATCAATTCTGGTGCTTGATGAAATCTCAATCTTTCAATAATTCTTTGTGCTTCTAATGCTTCTTTTTCATCTCTAGGATAAAAGGTGAAATCAAATTGAAATGTTCTAAAGTTTGGTGACTTGTAAATCATTTCAAGCATTGGATTTTGAACTTTGCCTGTAACAGCAGTAAAACCAATTTTTGCAGCCTCTGGACTGCCTGTAATTTTACCCAAAGTATCAGCAAGTTTTTTGCCAAGAACATTTGCACCAGATTTTGCAAGTGATGCTGCAGCTGCAGAACCGCCTTCTGTTTTGTATTCATCAGCTGCAGATTTTGCAGCTGCAGCAATTTGACCCATTGCTTCACCACCCAAATTTAATTGGTCAAATGCTTGTTGATAACTATAATTTAAAGTATCTGGCATATACAATGCAACAGCATCAGTTGTCAACTTAGTTGTTTGTAACAAAGACTTATTTGTAATTTTCTTGATAGAAGTATCAATTACTGCTTGTGTTTGAGCTTGAGCACCACCAAATGATACATGAGCTTGAGCAAATAAATTGTTGATACTACCCACCGCACCACCAGCAGCACTACTGATGGCAGATGTAATTCCACTCAATGCACCATTTGTTGCAGAATTAATTTGACCCAATCCACTATTAATCTTACCAAGAATTTCAGAACCAAAATTACTTGCCATACTTTGTGCAGAGGCCGCTGCTTTGTCCATTGAACCAAAAATTTGTGCTTTTGCGCCTTCTTGACTTGCAACACTAGACTTGTCAAACACAGAATCTTCAACAGTTGTACCACCAAATGCAGTTGCTTTCTGCTGGCGAATATAGATAACCATATAGTGTGCTTTATCGGCGTTACCGATATCTAATGGGTATCTGTATGTGTTTTGTTTGAATTGACTATCAACTAAATCTGCTAAAGGACCGGTCCTAGCAGAACTGCCTTTGTTAAACGATATATCTGAGAGTCCGAAAAGAGCCATATAAATTCCAAATGTTAATTAACTAAGTATATTTATGTCATATAAAGGGTGGTTTACCCCCAAAAATCCAAACAAATATAAAGGCGACAGTAAAAATGTTGTCTATCGCTCATCGTGGGAACTAAGAGTGATGAAATGGTTAGATGAAAACCCATCAGTTATCTGGTGGGCATCTGAAGAACTAATCATCAAATACAGGTCACCAATTGACCAAAAAATACATAGATACTTCCCTGATTTTATTGTCAGATTGAAACAAAAAACTGGTACAGAATCTACTGTGGTTATTGAGATAAAACCACATAAACAAACTATCAAACCTGTGCAAAAAAGAAAGACGAAACGATATCTACAAGAAGCGGCAACTTATGCAGTCAACCAAGAAAAGTGGAGAGCCGCAGATTTATTTTGTAAAGAACATGGTTGGCAATTCAAAGTATTAACTGAAAAAGACATAGGCATTTGAGATAAATAGACTATGGCGACAAAAAAACTAATAGACAGAATACAAACATCTTTGGCAAAAGAAGGATTACAGCCAAGGACTGCGGCCGCAAGAACTTGGTTGAGAAGTAAAGTTAAAGATTTAACTCCCTCAAAAACGGCATTTATGCGAGACCAAGAAAGACTAAGAAACAAGTCAATGATTGGCAGAATGTATTTCTATTTCTATGACCCAAAAACAAAAGATAGATTGCCATATTACGATAGATTTCCTTTAGTGATTCCCATCGAAAGATATAGCGATGGTTTTTTAGGATTAAATCTACACTATATTCACCCAAAACAAAGATTGATTTTATTGGATAAATTGAGTGACACTTTAACTAATGACAAATACGATGAAACTTCAAGATTAAGATTGAGTTATCCATATTTGTCATCTGCTTCAAAAATATTTGAAGCGACACCTTGTATTAAGAGATATTTATTCTCTCATATAGAATCACGATTTTTAGAAATCACCGCAGACGAATGGGATATCGCAGCAATGTTACCAATGGAAAGTTTTGTCGGTGCAAAAACAAGCAGAGTTTACTCTGATTCACGGAAGAAATTCTAATGTCATTCTCCCCAAATTTATTTTTATCTAATGTAAGAGCAAAAGACGGACTTGCAAAACCTTCAAGATTTGAAGTAGTTCTTCCTATTCCATCTTACATCAATTCTTTTATTGGCAATTCAATATTGGAAAAAATTCTAAATTTTCCAAATTCTATTTTTAGTGATGTTTCAACCGCAATCAACTCTGCATTTGGGCGCCAAGGTGAACAAGATGAACAATCAAAGTCATCAAATTCATCAATGTCAAGGTATCTTGCATTGCAATGTGAATCGGCAGAGTTACCAGGAAAAACATTTCAAACAGCCGATGTAAAGATTTATGGACCAACTTTTAAAGTACCATATCAAACACAGTATGGTGATACAACTTTAACTTTTTTGTGTACCAATGAATTCTATGAAAGAAAACTATTTGAAAGATGGATGGAAGCAATTCATCCATCAGACACAAACAACTTGAGATTTGCTAAGGGCGCACAATCAAGATACATGACAAATATTAAAATTATACAGTATGATGACTTTATTAAACAAATTCATGCAGTAGAATTGATTGATGCTTTCCCAATTGGAATTGCATCACAGGCGTTAAATTGGGGTGAAGATGGTTTTCATAGACTAGGCATCCAATTTGCGTATCAAAAATATAGAACCGTTTACGATGGATCATACGATATTGGTGCAGCTGCATCAGCACTATTTGGGGCTGCAGGTGCAAGATTATTACCATTTGGAAAAGCGATTTAAATTATTTTTTTTTATTAACACAACGAAA